TAAACGGTTATTAAATATGTTTTTTTATAAATTTCCAACAATAGACTATGATGTAACTGGTAATAATGAAACTACCAAGATACAAGACATAGTAACCCGTGTTATGATACGCAAAGGTGTCAGAGATCGTAATGTATTATTTTCCAAATATGATATAAAGGACTGGGAAACACCTGAAAGTGTATCTCATAAATTTTATAGGTCACCTCAGTACCATTGGGTTATTATGATGATGAATAAAATGTTCAGTCGATACTATGATTGGCCTTTATCTGAAAGATCATTACAAGCCTATGTCCTAGATAAGTATACAGATCCTCTTGCCATTAGTCATTATGAAGCAGCACAGACTTCAGGAAATACAGCCGTTAAGTTACGAGTCAAGAGTAATTTTGCTGGTGCAACAGCTGTATCCTATTTAGAATATGAAAGGTCTCTTAATGATGCCAAAAAACAAATCAAAATTCTAGACCCATCTTATTTAGGTCAGTTTTTACAAGAACATTCTAAATTATATGGCAATCTGTAATGACCATCAATATTATTGAAGCCCTAACAGCAATAGGTACAGCAGAATTACCAGGCGAAAATACACCAGATCCAGGTGATTTTGAAATTACTAAATGTGATATTGAACATGGATCAGGTGCCCGTTATCCTATAGGTGGATTAATAAAAGAACTTCATCTATATGAAGATATAGAAAAAATAGGAATCACAGGTTGGCTCCAACTAGAAGATAATGCAAACCTCATTCAAAGTGGTATCATTATTGGTGAAGAACTATTATGGTTAAAATTTTCAACAGCTGGAGCAGAAGATGCTGGTCAAGATCAATTCGCTATAGATTTTACTAAACACCCACTATATATTCATAAAGTAGAAGGAATAGAACCTGCAACTACCGAACAGGCTGGTGGTGCTTCTCAAAGTTTTATAACATATCGTCTCCACTTCTGCTCAACTGATATGGTATCTAATTCTAGAATCCGTATCTCTAAAAATTATCAAGGACGCATAGATGATATAGTCACAAAAATTTTAGAGAAAGATTTGCAAACTAAAAAACCAGTTGAAGCTACCAATACTATAGGATTATATAATTATACTGCACCCAATATACATCCTTTTGATGCTGTATTACAATTAACAGGCCGAGCACAATGTAAAATAGGTGAGCCTGTGCGTGGTCCTCAAGATGCTAAATGTGTTAATAATTTTAAGTATGACAATCACGATTACTTATTTTTTGAAACTTCTACTAGGAAACATTCTTTTGATGGTGGGTTTTTCTTTATACCATTACAGAGAAGTCTAGATTTTGGTCAAGACGATTTAATATTAACCTTAAATAATTCCCAGACTACTAGTGGTGGTGAAGAAACACCAGGTTCTCCGAAATATCCTGGATTTGTAAACCGTATGTTAAGAAGTAAAAGCTTTGATTTTACAGAAAATGGAGATAAATGGGGAACTGTAGAAGGAGGTATTTGGGCAGCAAAACACATCAGACATAATAGTACTAAAAAATCATATGCAATTTATGAACATGATTATCTAGAACACTTAGGCGACCCCACTGTTTCTGAAATATCGAAAACACCAGTATACTGGCCAAAAGGTGGTGCTAAAACAATATCTGAATACTCTGATGCTCGTATATTATATTCAAGTTCATCTTCAAAGAACAGGTCTGAACTATTTACTGGTACTGGAGCAGACGCTGCTTATCCTTGGTCACATCCAACTCCTGCTTCAACTCTTACTCGTAATATGCAACTAGGTCATATATTAGGTTATCAACGAGTTACTTGTGAACTTTGGGGAAATTCTGGACTCCAAATAGGTAAACAATTAATTACTGAATTTCCTGCGGTTGGTTTAGCCTCAGGTACACCTGCTCAAACTGGACTTGAAGCTTCTAAAGAAGTTTGGCCTGATAGAAATAATAATGTTTGGATGATAACTAAACTAGGTCATCATATAGAAGCTAAAGCTGGCGGATTTCTAGCTGAAGAAAGTCAAGATCCTGTTTATACTACTTCAGTTGAAATGGTAAATACTTTTGCTGCAACTGAAAAAGTATTACCTGCTTATGGTGGGTTAGGCTAAAAAAGACCCCGCCGAAGCGGGGTCGTCATCGTAGTTGCCGTACGATTAAGTTTCATCTGCCAACTTGGCAAAATAATCCAAAGTTTCATCATCATCGGTTGTTTCAGGTGTTGATACCTCCACAACTGGTTCGACATTCTTCTTTGGAGTAAATGTCTCAACAGTACCTTTTACAGATGTTCCTGTAAGAGTTCTATTGAGTTTTTCCTTCAATTCCTCATAAGTCTTAAAGTTTTTTGGATCTACAAATTCTTGAAGTCCATGTAACTTCTCATTATATAACTCCTCTAGACGAGTATCATCGCCATCGAAAAGTTGTGAAGGATTGTCAAACTCCGATTTGTCATAGTTCCAAAAACCATCGACTTTACGAATTTTGAGTTTGAAGTTAGCACCTTGCCAAAGATCAAAGGGATTCAAGGGAGTTTCATCATCAAATGCCGGATTCATGGCTTCGGTAATCTTATCAAAGATTTTCTTACCATAACGGAACAACCGGACAGTACCATCGTTCTCTGGGTGCTTTGGATCACTCACAACTAAGACGTTGGAGTAATATTTTAAGATACGTTTCTGTTTACGAGCCGTATCTTTATCAGACTCAAGACCACTGTTCCAAAGTTCGGTATTATATTCTGATACTGGATCATTTTTACCGATAGTAGTCAATGAGTTTTCAATATACCAACCACCGGGGCCATTGAAAGCATGGTTCCAGATACGGACCCATGGCAAATCTTCGCCTGTCGGTTGTGGTAGGAAACGAATGACCGCATAACCGTTACCAGTCTTATCGAGGTCAGGTTTCCAGAATCGGTTATCTTCAAATGAAGAACCGGATGTGGGATTGTTGATATTCTTCAACTCAGTCTGTAATTTTTCAAAAGAGCCAGACTTACTCTTTAGGTCTGCAAAAGACATATTATTGTATCTCCTATATTATTGTATTAAAATATTGAACAAGACTTTATATTTTTTCTTGAACAATACTATTTATTATACCACAGTTTTACAGCTTTGTCAAGCGTTTTTAAACAGCCTTTAAAGCACCAAATGGGACTGTAGTAACTGATGATTTGCCGTCAAGAAGGTTAAAGAAATCTCTAGCTTGTTCTTCATCCTTATACCCCACAGCAACATCCTTCCAATTTCTTCCTGGCTTTGAACCTTTTTCATCTTTCATATACTTATCAATCCAATAAAGGCAATAAGAAACATTAGGTTCTAATATTGCCCAAGATGTAGTTTTAACCGGGATGAACTTATGAGTTTTATATTCATCTACAATATGAGTAATACCATCCCATTGCCTTCCTCTAGTATCAGCACCTCTCTTATTAATAGATTTAAGGCCTGCTATTAATTTTTTGTTATTAGTTCCATGTCGTTTAAGTGCCATCAATGCAGCACATATTAAAGCTTGATCCCAAGCAGTTGAATCTTCCATCAAAAGATCCAACGCCTTAATTTCTTCTAAAAAAGAACCAATTAGGCCTGGCAAAATATCTGCTTTTACAGTTGACTGATTATAGTTCTCAGGAAAATAAAAACAACAAGCTTTGTTCAACCCAGTAAGAATGGTGCCCCCTTTGAGTTTCTTTGACTTCGGAGTATAACCATATATTCCATAAAGAATACCATAAATTTTTTCTTGAGTTTTTTCAACAGAATCAGCAGAATCAAAAGTATTATATGATTCACGAATTGCATCACAACTATCATAAGAATATTCAATAACCAATACTTCTCCCGGAATTTCGTCAGACCCACCTTGGCTCCAGTTTAAGTTACGAGTATTAGAATCTACAATGAACCTATGTCCTGCCTTATAGGTTACACCAAATATAGTATCTTTCTTTGTAAGTTTTACCACTGTTACCACACAATGTTCTGCTCTAAGGACAGACAAATGTTTTCTTGCTTTATTTAATCTTCCCTCGGTATCTCTCTGGCAAAATACTTCATCTAATTGACTATATTCTGGATATGGCATCCAATAATAGTTAATAGCACCATTACCTTTGTTACTCTGTACAGCTCGATATGGAACAGGATTGTTATCCTTGTCTAAAATAGGTTCTACTTTTAATGTCATTATATTTTCACTCCTATATAATAATTTAATTGTCATGTACTAATTATAACACGGTTCTTAACTATTGTCAAGCGTTTTCCCATCTTTATCGACTCTAGTTGTTTCTGTATAAACACCACCTTTTGTAACATCTGGTGATATAATTTGTGGTAAAAAACCATGAGATATGAAAGGTGAATTTCCTAACTCCTTAACTTTATCTAAATCCATACCTGTTACCTTGGCAGAAATTTTATAGATCATTTCATTTAATCTCACTATTTCTTTTTCCCAAGTAATCCTTCTACTTTTAATTGTAGCAGGATTTGGGTGGGTTATATAACCAGTAACATATATAGGTTCATCATACTCTAACCATAACCTTAACCCATCATGCATTACTGTTTTAAAGCCGCCAGGTTCCTTAATAAATCCATACTGGCCGGTGGCTTCATAACTTTCTTCATCATCCCCACCGTATGGAATTTCAAGTTCTGCAGCCAACTCATTAGCAGATTTACCATCTAAAGGTCGCATACTATCGTGTGCTGATTTTTTATTTCTAACTTTCTTAAAAATATTTCTTTTTTGTGGATCTGTTTTATCAGATGCTACCCGATTGATATAAGCTTTTATATCCTTATCTTCATTTGGTATAAGTTTCCTTTCAATAGCTAGACAAGCTCCTTTGGCCAAATCTTCAATTGTAGATTCTGCCCTAGGATTCTGAACTATATTAGATGTAAAACCATGCTCTAATTGAGCTAAAGGTGTCTCATATTCTACAACATCATAAATTGCCATATCCCAACCTAAATTTTCTTGGGCTTTATTTCTTTGATACCCAATAATACCTATAAATCTTTTAGGATTATCAGGATCTACTACTACAACCTGAGGCGGTTCTGTGTAAATCATATGATTTATGGTGTAAGAATTTTGTAAAGTTCTTACATGGCCTGCATTGTTTACATCTACCCTATACGGTTGAGCTTCCGGCCATGTAGTAAGGTCTCGTCTACACCGGATTCTCCTGATATGTTTACCGCCTGGGGGATTTTGGGGTGGGCACTCTTTTTTAGACCTTTCTAGGTCCAAGTCTATTGTATGTAACATATTACGCTCCTTGGTTTCTACCATTGTTGCAAAGGTATAAGGATCATCCTTACTTACCTTCTGTTACTTTAACTATGTATACGTTTTGCGTTCTTTTTTCAATCTTTTTTTGAATCTAGTTCGGCTTCGATTAAAGCCTGAATAAATGCTTTAGGTGTGATTTCGTTTTGTACTGCGGCAATAATAAATTCAGCCATCTGTATTTCTTTCTCAAGCCAAAACTTCTTTCTTTTCATATCTTCTAGACGCATATTATAATCGTCTAGTTCTTTTTGTTTACGGACTTTATTCTCTATAATATCCGTAATCGAAATAATATTTTTATTCATGGTGAATTGGAACTAGGGGAGGATGCACCCTCCCCATAGATCCGTTAGTCAAACTTATTAGTCCCTCTTGGTGAAGATCCAATAAATGACGCCTAAGGCGACCAATCCAACAAGTCCCTGGCTGCCTAGCGATGCCACTAGGCCTGTGATATTCCCGATGACATCTACGGGTAGAAAAATCAGGTCAGAACCGAATAGAACCTGAAGTACAACTGCTAGAGCGATTAGACTCACAGCAACCTCAGAAATTTTATTGATCCAACCTTTTACGCTGGTAATAATATCAGCCATTTTACTTCCTCCTTTAATGAAGTTTAAATAATCCTCTCGTACATTTCCTTCTGGGTTATGTATTTGAGGTTTGGAATGTCTTCCCATTCCTCTATTACACAATTAATCCTATCATAATTTGATATAGGTTTAGGATTAACCTTGTAATATTGTATGTGTGGAAACTTATCAAAAACTAACTTGTGCTGTTTTATCCAGTTTTCTGGTGGAATCATAGATCCATCAGCACTTATATAACAGTCTGTTCCCTTATACACATTATTTGCATTATTGTTGTTTGAATATAAATCCATACCAACAAGATAAATTTCTTCTGTTGTTTCTTCTAGAGATGCAAAGAGATTACACAAAGCTCCTGAAGAAAAACTATAATCTGAATTACCAGGTAATGATTCTGTCTTTCTTACTTTATCTTCGGGTGCAACCCATGTCACCCACAAGCCTGCTCTCTTGTCTCCTAGTACAATATCTATATTTGATGGATTTATGTCCATGCCCTTTTCAAGGCAATCGGTTAAATAATCTTCTCGGATTTGTCTTAAGCGGTCTAAATCTTGACCGCTCATTACAAACTCATTCCAACCTTCAACCCTTGGACTTTCATGGATATAGGACTCTAAATCAATTATGTCCTGTTGGGATATGTGAGATGGTGTTACTACTTGCTCGTATGCCTCCTCAGGCAATCGACACCAATCTCTAAAATAAACTACATTATTAAAAGCATAACCTGAGCGATATATCTCATGGCTCATTTCTATATCGCAGCACACCAAATAATCTGGTGCCCAATCACGATATAAGGCGTTGCATCCCCAGATGGTTGCATACTTCCGCAAGTCATCTAAATCAAGTCCGAGACGGGATTCGCCGTTACCAAGACATATCACTCTATTCATTTTAATATGCTTTATTTATTTAGTCTTTTTCATCTTTTGATGGGGACGGTTTATACCATCCATCACCCTTTAACATGAAATTTGCAGAAGTTATCATTTTTCTAACATGACCTCCACACTCTGGACAAAATTCTAAAGGTAGTTCATTTGTCTTTTGAAAAACATCAACTATTTCGTGACCACAAGTTTCACATACATAATCATATATTGGCATAAAATAATGACTCCCATGACACAGGAAACTTCTCCTTAGCCAAGTCATATATTTCCCATGCAACATCTCTTGTTTCTTCTTGAGTATCACCTTTACATCTTAAAGTACATACTCGGGCAAACGCATATAATGAACCGGTCCAATACCATTCAGTATATGTGTTCTGTGGTAGTACCATACGGGCTTGTTCCGGCGCTACACCGGCTTCTAATAAGGTTTTATATGTATGCATAGCAAATTCACAAGCCTTTATTACACACCCTCCTGTTCGTTCTGATCGGTTTATCCAATCAACATATTCATCAGACGAACCTTGCTTCTTATCTTCGGCACGACCTCTCCAATGTTCTGGATACCAAAACTCTGGGTCATCATCAACATATCTCCTACTCACTTCATTCCACACCAAACCCACTTGATGTTTCACTAACTGCCGTGCAACAAATATAGGTGCCTTGATATGAAATGATAAGGTTGCATGACCAAAAGGAGTCCAATGGCCATGTTTGGCAAGATAAAGAATTAACTTTTTATCTTTTTCTGTTAGCTCATAGATACCCTGACTAGGAACATTATGTCCCCAATTGGATTTTTTAGCAAACGATACTCTTGCCGCATTGGCTATAGAGAGATCATTTCCCATACTATCTATTAATGTTACTTTCATGGCCATTTTATTGTCATTTGAGATTCTTTGTAAAATTTATCATACTCATATTTGTTGATACATTCTATTTTATAAATCTGTTCACCTAATACATCAACACCACTAGGTACCTGAGTATACATTTTCTCTTTAGCTTCTTTCTCCGTATAGGCATCAATAACATACTCTTTCTTTATTGATTCTAATGTACTAATAACCCACTTAGTCATCAATTAAAGTCTCCACAATGTGACGAATTACACGATAAGGATCTGCATTGGCGGCGGGTCGTCTATCTTCCAGATAACCATTCCAGTTATTGTTTATTGTAAAAACAGGAATGCGAATACTAGCACCCCTATCACTAACCCCATAGCTAAATTTTTTAATAGATTGTGTTTCATATTTACCAATCAACCTCTTTGCATTATCTGAACCGTACTCCTTAATGGCATTTTTATGTACCTTACCTAACTTTTCACAAATTGCCTCAAGCTTATCTTGACTGCCACGGTGTCTCATTTCATCATTAGAAAAGTTTGTATGCATACCAGAACCATTCCAATCACCAGACTGTGGTTTTGGTGCATAGTTAATAGTCACGCCATGTTTCTCTGCGATGCGTTGTAAAATATAACGAGCCATCCATAAATCATCTCCTGCACGAATACCTCTACCTAACACCTGAAATTCCCATTGCCCTAGTGCCACTTCTGCATTTGTTCCAGTGATACCAATGTTGGCGTTCATACAGGCTTCAGCATGACGGTCGACAATCTCACGACCAACCACATTGTTAGAACCTACACCACAATAATAATCGCCCTGTGCTCTTGGTTTACCTTTCTCTGGCCAACCCAATGGGCGACCATCCTTATACATGAAATATTCTTGCTCAAAACCAAACCACCATTCATCACTCACCAAGTTCTGACAATGCGTTCTGGTGTTTGATTCGTGTGGGTCAATACCATTATTATTCAGTACTTCACACATTACATAAGTGCCTTCTAATCCTGGACTGGTTTGTGTTGCATCAGCTCGGATACGATCTATGGTACGATACTCAGCAACAGGATATAATATACAATCAGAATCATCTCCAGTAGCCTGTTGTGTAGATGAGCCATCAAAAGACCACATATCAACATACTCATCTATTTTTACTTTGCTTCTTAATGACTGTGTAGGTTTGTAACCATCAAGCCATACATATTCTAATTTTCTCATTATGTTCCTACCTTCTTTATGTATTTCCAATATTCTGGTTCATTGGGCCAGAATTCGTTTTTCATACGATACCACTGCCAGTCACCATCACCACTTTCTGCTAACCAACCTTGTCTACTGTCATGCATTACAACTTTGACTGCTCGGTGTTCGCCAGTTTGTTCATTTTCTAAAACAACCTGCACACCTCGACGATAGACCATACCCTTCTCACCGAGGTCTTTTATTTTCTTGTAGTATTCATTACTCTTTATCATTCTATGACCTGAAATCCTCCACCATCCAGAGAATAAACAATGCGCTTAATCCCAAAGTCTGTAATAGCGCCCATACAGCCAGAGCATGGTGCAGAAAGTCCAGGTACGAATCCACGTTTTCTATCTCTCTTTTTTACTCTGCTAATGTATATGGTTGCTTTGGAAAGGTCATCTACAGATACTCGTCTTAAACTATTCTTAATAGCGTCTATCTCTGCATGAATGTGTATGTTATGTTCTGTTTTTCCATACTTGGCCTGTAGTGGATGAGTCTTGTAAGAATTATGGCCCAACCCAACTACAGTATTACCAATTACAATTGCTGATGCAATCCTCGCATTACTGACAGGAAGAACATCATGAGCAACTTTGGAAACGAGATCAATATACTTTTGATCCTTCTTCTCTTGCACGGCTCAACTCACCTCGCCAGTTTCTGTTGCGGTACTTCTTCTGGTTGTACCGTGAAGATAACTCATCGCTGAGTTCCTGAAGTTTAGGCAAACAGATATCGTTTGCCCATCGTTGAAGCTCGGCATTGTCATGCTCTAACTTCTTAATTTTTGCTTCTGCCTGCTCATTCTTATATGAGAGGTGAGCTATGCGTCTTTTCGCCTCATCAATATAAGATTCCTTTGGTGGTGCCAATACTTCTTTTTCTGTCATTAGAAATACTCCTTTACCGTGTTTAAAGTTATCCTCTTGAACCTTCTAACCGATACTTTCATAAATGGTTCATAATCTTTTATTAATTTACTGACCTTTGGCCAAATAAATTTTTCTGTGATATCTTTATCAAATCTTTCTCTATACTGTAAGACTTTTTCAAGAATAACTAAAGTCTCTAACGAAATCTTTTTACCAAGATATGCCTTAACAAGTTTAGGATGATTTCCGTTATCACATTTAAATAGTATATCAAATTCGTGGGAAGATGTCAATAGTTTTTCTAAATCATTTTTATAAAAATAATGTAAACTCTGATTTATCTTCTTATGCTCTATCCAGTTTTTCTGTTCAAAGTCACCGATCCATTTTTTACCACGAATAAAGTTGGCAAGGTAGTAATCTATGATTTGTGGATCAGATAATTTTTTAGATAGCTTTGCAAATTTGAATTTGTCTTTTCGTTTCTCAAAAGATTCTAAAGTAGCACTAACTTTACCATTATACCTGTGAAAATCATAATCACCACCAAAATGAAGTTTTAGTGCCAGGTAATTTTGATAGCACTCAAATTCGGTCATTAGACTCAAAACAACGAACTCGTCTTGGGTAAGTAATTAAGTGCCTCAGCATCATACTGGATTTTCTCACGCATGGTCTTGTCGATCCATCGTGTAATCGTATGTGCCTCTAATTGATTTTGTTCGCAGTAATACATTACTGCTTCTAGGTGGGTTAGTCTTTTTTCTTTGACTAAATCTTCTATAATAACTGTGAATTTTTTAGGTGTTATTTTTGTTGCCATAATATTTTGTAAAGGTGAACACGCCTATCTCTGGTTCGGCGGTTCGTCAGGTGTGGTGTACTCGGCAGAGACCACTTTTGTTCTTACTCATAATAGATAGATGGGCCCGTTGGATATCAAGGCGGTGCCCATGCCCCGTGAAGAAATTACGCTGCTAGCGCATAGTCCTCAAAGTAATAGTCGTCATTTGCGGCTATTGTTATGTAGACTTATCCTCTTGTAAAATTTCATTCGCTCCGTCGAAATCCGTTTCACCCCCATGTTCGTTTGTTAGTAGTTGCTTTTGCAACTCCCAATTTCGTTCTGGTGGTAATGGACCCCATCCAATACTTCTACTCCATTCGTTTTCGGTATAATAATACCAAGCGGGTTTGGTGGAGGTGCCGGGAATTGAACCCGGGTCCGCAACGCCTACTTTTTTACCGTCGTCAGATTTGTCCACGAAATTATTTATTAGAACGAGATGTTTACAGATACCCCTGCTGTTGCGTCACCTCGTTCCCAATCAGTGTCAAATGGTACAGTGATGTTTGGTACTATTGTTGTGTTGTCAGCAACGGACCAAGAGTAACCAAAACCAAGTTCTGCACCTGTATAATCAGTTTCATTAATATC